TTTTGGTATATGACTTCAAGCATCGCCAAGCTATCCTTGCCATAGCTAATGCTTGCGATATATTCCATGCGCACCTCCTTTTAGTTGCGTGGTTATTGTGTTTTGTGTTATACTGTATTTGAGCTGGGCTTCGTCAGCACCCCCACGGCTCACCAGACGACATTTGTCCATTTTTAGGACGGGTAAGCGAAATAAAAAATAGGGGGTTAAATAGAATGAAAATTGAATTAGCATTTATTGTTTTAGGAATCACCGCACTTTTGGCAATAGCCTTAAACCAAGTACAAGTAACCTTTAGCACCGCTCTGACAGTAAGTATTTCTTTATCGTTTACCTTAAAAGTGAATATTAAGCTCCGCAAGCAAGCGGGGCTTTTATTTTGCAATTGATTCGCTTATCCGTTTTAAGGACAAGTCAAAGTACTGCTGTTCCTTTTCTATTCCAATGAACTCACGATTGAGCTTGCAGCTTGCCACACCCGTTGTGCCGCTGCCCATACAGCAGTCCAACACCGTATCGCCTTCGTCCGTGTACGTCTTTATGAGGTATTCGCATAATGCAACAGGCTTTTGCGTTGGATGCATTCCCTTCTCTGATTTAAATTCAAGGATACTTGTTGGATAGCGAGTACCTTCGTTTACTGTCAGCGTCGATTTCTGCTTACCGTAGTTGTCACTCGCCCTTCCGCTCTGTGCCGTGTATGCCCTGCCTTCTGTCATTTGCGGATTGTACTTGGGCAATTTCTTATAAAAGACAAGTATGTTTTCGTGGCGTTTGAGCGGCATCTTCTTTGCATTGAGGTGTCCGCTTCCTTGTTTCTTTACCCATATCCATTCGTATTTCAGCATCTTCAGATTACTGCTGCCGAGCTGCTTATCGAATGGCGTCTGTGCAAAGAGGACAATCACGCCGTTATCTTTAACGATGCGGTCAAACTCCGCCCACATTTTGTCAAGCGGAATTTGTGTATCCCACTTGTTTCGTGTCCTGCCATAAGGCAAGTCGCAGAGAACCATATCGACAGAATTAGGATTGAGCTTGGGCATAATCTCTAAACAGTCGCCTTGGTACAGTCTCATACTTCCCCCATAAATAAAGCCTTGAAGATGAACTCCAAGACCTGCACGACTATTCCGTTGCCCGCTTGCCGATACTGCTGTGTTGCGCTTACGTTTACGGCGGCGATTTTATCGATTTGTTCATCGTTCCAGCCCATAAGCCGCAAACACTCTCTCGGCGTGAGTTTACGGATTCGCACGTTCTCCGTTACGATGGCGTTTCCGTCACCGCATGTTAGAGTTTGCGCAATGCCTTTTCCAACACGACCGCGTTTTGTTTTACTGCTCGGGAATGTTATGTTTACATAATCCCCTTCCTCTGCTTTCTCGTAGCCTTGTTTTGTGGCGACTTTGATTTTTAAGTATGACTGCTGAGTCTGCCCCGCATTCGCTTGGAGGGCAGGCACAATGTCCGTTTCTCTCCGCTCTCTGGTCGCCGTACCGTCGCCAGCCTTATGCCCCCAATTGTTCGGTGCAAGCACTTTGACATCATCGGTTTCCAGCTTAAGTACAGCCGAGCTGCCCGACGGACAAGAGCATTGACCTGTAATTGTCGGCGCAATATCGGCGACTTCTTGTTTGTTATAAGCTACGAACATTTCAGGGATGTACCCTTTCTCTTCGATGAATTCTTTATAGCGCCGAGCCACGTATTCTTTTGACCCGCGTTTCTTCTCCATCACGAGATTGTCTTTCTGTACCGTGGTCAGCGAATTGCAGATTCCCTGTTCGTTGGCTTCCAGCCTCTGTTCCAGCGGTGCGCCCTTCGTTCTGTCTGACGGATTATCGGGGTTGCGTCCACGCATCGCAACAATCACGGGGTCTTCCTTGCCACCGCCGAGTACAAAGTTCTCTGCTATCTTCAGCTCAGTGTTGCCACCCTGTTGACAATGCACCGTAGGCGAGATGCCGTCGGGTTCATAAACACGACGGCTGATGTCATGCATCTTGTCCCATTTTCCCCCGACAACCTCTCCAACCTGAACGCATTGCGGGCCTTTGAAATCCCTCGCCAATATCGTGTAGGCAACATCATCGCCCTTCCTTATGCTGTCGCGTCGGGAGTTGAACGATGAATTGATTATACTGCGTATTGTGCTTTCCTTGAGGTAGTACTTTTCATCGACAACTTCGTCTATCATATCCCGTAAGCGAAGTTTGAGTTCTCGCTTTTCGGGAAACTTGAACGGCTTATGTTCTCCTCGGATAGAAACACAGAAGACACGCTCTCTGTTTTGCGGTATTCCAAAATCTTTGGCGTTCAGTATCTGCCAATAATTCGTGTACCCCAACGAAGACAAAAAATAAAGCCAACGGTCAAAGTCGGCTTTGAATTTCTTGCTCACAAGATTTTTGACGTTTTCCAAAAGCAAGTATTTCGGAAGATTTCCTTTTTCAGATGCGGTTATCAATAACCGCTCCACCTCAAAGAGCAAACCGCTCCTGGTGCCTTCCTTTATGCCTGCCCCCTTGCCTGCTACCGAGATATCCTGACAAGGGAACGAATATGTCCACAAGTCGGCATCGGGTAGTGATTTAATTTCTCGGATATCTCCGAAGTTCGTGACTTCGCCGTGCATAGCCTTGTAGCTTTGAATTGCGTACTTGTCAATTTCGGATATGCCGACTACCGTGTGCGGCACTCCGATATTCGTCAGAGCCTGGGTTTGGCTGCCTATGCCTGCGAATAATTCAATGAGCCGCAGCGGATTCTGTTCGGTGTATTCCCCCATCCATGTTCCTCCTTACCGCGTCCGTTAATTTTTGATTTTTACGAAAAACAAGGAAGTACGAGTGGTACTTCCTTGCATGTTTTTGATTTGTGTGCTTTGATGAGAGCAGTCGGTTGTATGCCACTAACACAAAAATGTCTTCGCAATACAGCCCGCTCTCGTTAGCCAAGTTGATTATGTAATTGTGCGATATATATTGTTTTCTGCTGGACACTTTGTCTTGGCACTTTATGATTGCAATGCCGTTCTCTTTAAGTATCCGCTTGATTTCAGCGATGCTTTGGCGGTAGTATTCAAACAGCTCTGGCTCTGTCGGGAATACGCCGAACCGTCGGGCGATGTGATTTCCCACGTCCGTTGCAAGCGACTGTCCTTTTGTGGCAAGGAACGGCGGGTCGAACATTACACAACTGCAACTGTTATTTTTGAGCGGTACTGCTCTACTGTCCGCCTTCACCGTGTCCGTTGTTTGTGGAGTAATATCGAACTTCAGCTTTGGCTGCGGAACTTCGCCACTCTTATAAAAGAAGCCTTTGCTATACGTTAGGTCGGCATCTATGCCGTTTGGCGCATACAGTCTGAGAATGTTCGATATGATTTCTTCTTGCCGATAGGATACGGAACTGATGATTCGTTCTTTCATGACCCACCCAGCAATTTTTCCATTATATCGTCATTCGGGTTCTTTTCGTCCCACTTTGTCAGCTTGCTTTCTCTGACTACAAGGTATATCTTGTTCCACACATCGTTAGTCTGTTTCAAATACTGCTGAGCCATGGCTACAAACGGAGACGGCATCGCCTTTCCGTTTGTAGGGTCTTTGACCAGCAAGCCGTGCTTGGTGTTCATCTCTTCGCATTCCAGCCACCGTGCTTTACAGAATGCGTACTCTTCCAAGTTGTATGGCAGTATGCCCGCCGTACAGCCTATGCCTTTCAACCAAGCATATACCGTCTTATAGATTTCCTTTGCCTTGGCTGATAAATAAGACGGGGGTTCGCTTGGCAACTCTATCCCTTCTGCGCTTAGGTTCACAACCTCAATCGGTCGCCTGCCCGGATTACCTTCGAGTATCTTTTGGGCGGCGGCTTTTTTCGGTCGCCCTGCGCCAGGGCGTCTTCCACCACTTGCCATATCTCCTCCGTTTTGATTTTTCTGATTTTTGATTATTTTGATTTTTCTGATAAAATCAAAAGGGCGGCGGTTGCCGTCCTTTTAACTACGTTAAAGTTTTGATTTAATTGATTTCCACGTTTGATTTTTG